AAATAAATTCTGAAGAAAGCACTGCTGGCAGACCTAAGAAGGAAACAACTGAATTATCAGATAAAACAATTGCAAATCAAGAAAGTATGAGTTAGGAGAAAATATAATTATGCATAATAGTATAGCGGTAGATTCTCCAATAGAAATCTTTGATGCCACGCCTTTAAATCCTCTTATATCTAAGTGTACTATTAAGGTTTGCTACGTGGGAGATGAGCCGAACCGTAATGGCAGTATTATTACTAAAGCTGTTGCTATGGATATGGCGAAATCTCTCCCTGGCTCGCCTATTGTAGGATACTATAATGAAAATACAGAAGATTTTGAAGGCCATAATCAAATTATAGATATTTCTAATGGAGAGTGAAAATTTAAGGATACAACGCAACCTTATGGATTTGTTCCTTTAGATGCAAAAATATGGTTTCAAAAATTTTCCGATGATGGCATTGAGCATGAATATTTAATGACTGAAGGATATTTATGGACTGGCCAATACCCTGAAACTAAACGTATTTTAGAAAAAGGTAATAATCAGTCTATGGAATTATATGAACCAACTTTAAAAGGTTTTTGGTCAGAAAATGATAATAATGGAGCGAGTTTCTTTATTATCAATGAAGCAGTAATCTCTAAATTATGTATTTTAGGTGAGGATGTTGAACCTTGTTTTGAAGGCGCGCAAATCACAAGAGTACAATTTTCTTTTGAGCCAGAATTCCAAAATAAGATTATGGACATGATGGAACAAGTAAGAGAGATATATGAAAAAGGAGGGACAGATTCTGTGGAAGAAGTAAAGACACCTGAAATGGAAGAAGAAGTTTTAGATAACGAAGAAGAAAAACCAGAAGAAGAAGCTCCTGCAGAACCTGAAGTTGAAGAAACTCCAGAGGAGCAAGCTGAAGAAGCTCCGGCTGAAACTGAAGAAGAAGTAGAAGAAAAAAATGAAGAATCTGAGGACGAAGCCGTTAAATATAATCTTGATGAAATTCAAGAATATATAGAGTTAAAGTCTAATTATGAAAAATTAGAAAATGATTTTAATGAAATGAAAGCCAAATATGAAGAACTTGTTGATTTCAAACTTGCGGCTGATAGAAAAGAAAAGCAAGCTATGATTGACAGCTTCTACATGTTAACAGAAGAAGATAAGAAAGATGTTGTCAAGAATATTGATTCTTATAGTCTTGATGATATCGAAGCAAAGCTTTCTGTCATTTGCGTTCGTAACAGAGTTAGTTTTGATCTAGAGGAAGAAGAAAAAGACGTACCAACAGTTTTCAATTTAAGTGATTCTTTAGAAGATGATCAAACTCCTGCTTGGGTCAAAGCTGCGATTGCTACGAAGAAAGAGATGGAATAATAGGAGGAAGACAATAAATGGCTAAGACAAGATTAAGTGAAAAAGCCACATACGTCACTCGCGGTTATGGTCAGGTTGAACCAAACCATCTTTCAGCACAGAAGACAGGGCAAATTTACGCTCAATTACCAGCAGCTTCTACTATTGGTTTGCTGGAAAATGGCCAATTTGCTACATACAATTATGCTGCTGCTGATGGCGGAGCCGTTGACTTTAGTGGTGCAGGCGAATGGATGATGGTCTTTAATGAGATCAAACTCTATCGCGATTTTGAATCAGATTGCGATTTCGCAATGAAGAAAGAAGATTATATTGCTCGTGTTTATAGTCCAATTGATGGAACACAGGCTTTAACAGAGTGGCAGGCTCGTTTCTATGGAGAAAATGCCGGTGTTGATGAAGACAATAACCCTATTCCGAATCCGGAGAGAGTTACAACTCCTGCAGATCCTTATGAAGTAGATTCTACAGCTGATCCATTCCATGTAACTCCAGATTATAATAAGCCTAAGTTAATGCCTACTGGAACACGTATGGTTCCTCGTTTATTTAAGATTAATGTAGGTGATATCTGGACAACAAATACAATTAAGGCAGAACCAGGTAGCCTTTCTGTTGGTCAGCTTTTAACACCTGACGTAGATGGTTACTTAAAGGTTGGACAGGGTGCAGATGCTCTTCATCCTACAATGCAGATTGTTAAAGTCTATACAATGCCTGACATGCAGCCAGGTGTAAAAGTTATGCGTATTAAGTAATTAGAAAGGAGTAAGAAAGATGTTAGATAAGAAAAATTTTGTTGCATTAGCAAAGACTGTTGCAAAAGCTAATCCTTCTGCTCCGACAGCGTATAGCTACAATGGACAGAACTTTAGTTATGAAGAGTTAAATGAAACTCTCCGCAACGAGTTTAAGGAAATCGCTGGAACATACCAGCTTTATCGTGAAAATAAGAATTTAGTATTCTCTATTATTGAAGAAACATTAAATGACGTTCTCCCTCAGAAAGTCGTTCAGAACTATGGACAGTTCGCTGAAGTTAAGACTTTTGGCCAGGGTGATAAGCCTTTATTCCGTAGAAAGATCAACGGAACAAATCGTGCTAAGCAGTTCATTACAAGAGTAGGACTTGCTGGTAACTACGAAGTCTTCAAGCTTGGAAAGAGCTCTGAAAGCTTTGAAGTTCCTACAAGTGCTATTGGCGGAGCAGCTCAGATCGGATTCGAAGAATTCCTTGATGGTCGTGCTGATTTTGCTGAACTTACAAATATCGTAATGGAAGGTATGGATGACCTTGTTTACGAAGAAATTGGTAAGGCTCTTGAAGGCGCTATTAATCAGCTTCCTGCAATGAACCGCGTAGTTACAAATGGTTTTGACGCAGCTTCATTTGATGAATTAGTTCGTATTGCTGAAGCCTATGGAACAGTAACAATTTATTGTACAAATGAATTCGCTGTAAAGATGATCCCTCAGGAAGCTTGGAGATACACAGAAGCTATGAAGGATGAACTTTATAGAACTGGTCGTTTAAGTGGTTACAGAGATAAGAACGTAGTTATTCTTCCTAATAGCTATAAGGATGTTATTGACGGAAGAGAAAAGGTTATCGATCCTTCATTCTGCTGGATCATTCCTTCTGGCGCAGATACAAAGCCTATTAAGGTCGCTTTCGAAGGAACAACTCTTGTTGATGAAAGAAAGAATCGTGACTGGAGCCGTGAAATCCAGGTTTACAAAAAGGTCGGCGTAGTTTGCATGATGAACAATGCAATGTGCGTTTACAAAGACACATCATTAACTAAGACTGGTGCATTTGCTCTTACTGATACAGTTAAGAACACAGTTACAGTTGATAACGCTGATGACTTCCATGCTGAAGAAGGCAGTGGAGACTAATTTAAATATTTAGAGAAAAGGGGAGAAAGAGGTGTATCCTCTCTCTCCTTATTTCTATTATATAGAGAAAAAGGAGAATTTTAATGGCAGATTTAGTAACAGTTTTAAATAGAACCGCAGGTAAAATCGTATATCAAATTCCAGATAGAGGTATTCGTAGAGAACTAGCTCCAGGGCAGACGATTAGAGTGACTAAGGGTGAAATTGAAGCTTTATCATTTACTTCTGGTGGATTAGATTTAATTAGGAATCATCTATTAGTAAAAGATGAACAGGTTTTAGATGAGTTAAATGTTCATAGAGAACCTGAATATTATATGAATAGCGAGAATGTCATTAAACTTATTAAAAATGGGACTTTAGATGAGTTTAAAGACGCTCTTGATTTTGCTCCTGATGGAGTAAAAGATATGATTAAAGATTTAAGTGTTCAGCTACCTTTAAATGATTATTCAAAGAGACAGGCACTTAAAGAAATGACTGGATTTGATGTAGATGCAGCAATTCAGCACGCCAAAGAAAATGCGGCGGCTGATAACGAAGATACCGCAGAAGAAGCTCCTAAGGTACGTCGGGTGAAGAAATCTTCTGGAAGGAGATCTAATAGTGGAGTTGCTGTAGAAGCGGCCGCGGCAAATAAACCAAAAATTATAAAAAAGTAGAGAAAGGAGGATATATCTATGGGAACACAGTTCACTGATATATATAATCGCTTTCTCGGAAAACTTACAGATGATATGTACATCGAGTTGACCCCCGAAGATACCATTAGGGATATTCGGGCTCTTTTAATTGATGCAATTCCTGGATTCGAATTTCCAAGAAAACAAATTGATGATTTTACAATCACTACTGAAGTTATTAGAGAGGATGAAGTCACCGAAGATGATTTTGTCATAGGTGTAGTTTGAGAGACTCCTGAAGAGGGTGAAGTACCTGATGTATATGTTGAACGATCTCATTTTAATGTAGATTTAACGAGTGAAGAAATAAACATTATTGCATTATTAATGCTATGCGGTTGATTGCAGAGACAAGTTACGTCCATCGAAAACACTCGCATGAAGTATAGCGGATCTGATTTTAAAATGACCTCTCAAGCCAATCATCTTGCAAAGCTATTAAATTTATTGGGCGAATGTCAACGCCAATCTTTTCATATGCAGCGTTTATATAAACGTAGAAGGGTAAATTCTCAAGGTCTTATTGAGTCAAACTGAGATATATTCAGAAATGGTATTTTTGGTGACTATGAAGTCAAACATTAATATTTCTGAAGATAGTTTAAAATCTGATGCAAATCGGTTGACTAATCAGCTTTGAAAACTAATACCTATGAAAGAAAATGGGGAAGATTGATCTGATCAACTTAACACTGTTTTAATTGAAATTAGGGGATTATCAGAAATTTTTTATGAAGAAGATAAATTTTTAATTCTTTTAAGCAAACTTGAAGGATTAAAGGCTTCTGAAGATTTGGATTTCTTAATATATAGGAAAACAGTTTTTGAATCAATTTCCTTATTAAGAGAAATGTTAAATGGTTAATAATTCTCAATTTAGAGGAATAAATTTAATGGCGACTAGGCTAAATTGGCATGGAGGACAGCCGCAGCAAGACCGCATGATTAAAGATAAAAGATGGACATTAGATCATGCTGTTAAATATTCTTATCAAGGAGCTAAGATTCGACATACTGATTCTATCGACCAAGAAGTTGCTTTAGCTTTAATTAATCCAGATAAAACAAAGCAAAATTATGACGATAAAATTGTTTCTGTTGGATACGAATATGGTTATAGGCCTGGTGATATATTTGATTGAATAAACACAGGAAGTAAATGGATTATTTATCTACAAGATTTAACAGAATTAGCATATTTTAGAGGTGAAATAAGACGTTGTAATTATACTGTTTCATGATTGGATGAAAATAAAGAGCAACATACTCAATATCTTGCGGTAAGAGGTCCAGTAGAAACAAAAATTAATTTTATTCAAAAGAGTGGTATTAGTGTTGATGAACCTAACCATTCTTTAGATATATTAATGACTAAAACTACTGAAGCTTTAGAATATTTTCGAAGATATGCAAAATTTTATTTAAAAGGTATTGAAAAAGGCGATAAAAATACCTGTTGAAGAATTGAAGCTACCGATTCTATAAGTATGCCAGGTGTTCTACAACTTACCGCTGTAGAATATTTTGCTAATGAAACAAGAGATGACATAGATAACTCTCTTGTGGATGGCCTTATATTAGAACCAACTGATCCTAATGCAGGTGATGAAGATTATGATGGATTAATAAGAGGTGAAACTTTTATTAAACCAAGGATAAAATATAAATTTTTCTATAGAGGAGAAGAGGAATCTTCTTGGTCTGTAGATAAAAAAGCTCCTGTTCATTTAGAACAGGATGGAAAAATGGTGACTCTTTCTTGAGAAAGTGGTTATAGTGGACAATTCGTATTAAAATATGGAGAATCTGAGAAAACTATTGTAGCAGAGTCACTATTCTAAAAAGGAGAAAATGGAGTATTATGATTATAAAGAATTATTCAATTCCGCATTCATCTTTTATGTCAGTTGACAAAGATTTATCTCTTATAACTTCTTGAATGTTAAAGAATAAAAATCTTTGCAAAATGCTGTATTATACGGATAGAGATGCGTTAGATCGTCCTAATTTAACAGAAGAACAGAAATATAGCTTAATGAATAAGCAGATTAAAATTGTTCCTAAAATTTATGTTGATAGTTCTGTGTTAGCATATATTATTATTTCTATGGACAATTTTACACCAAGTGAGAATCCACAATTTAGAGATAATATTATTACTTTTGATATTATCTGTCATTTTGATCAATGGCATTTACAAGATTTTCAATTACGTCCTTACAGAATTGCGGCCGAATTAGACTCAATGTTTAATAATGAGCATTTAACAGGTATTGGCGAATTGCATTTTATGGGTGCTAGTCAGATTATTTTAAGTGATGAGTTTGCTGGATTAACTTTAATGTATCAAGCAGTGCATGGTGGAGAAGATAAGAAGAATACTCCAAATCCGAATGATCAGCAAAAAATGATCGACGATTTTAATGAATTATTTAATCAGAACTATAAACCTGTAGAATAATGAAAGATATAGATCTTGCATTATTTACTGGAGTGGATATTCCAATTCCTTCTTGTCAGCTTATTGTTCACCAACCATCAATTAAAGAGATTTCGATGGTTGGTGAGAAAGCTTTTTTAGCTGGTATTCAAACAATTTGTATTGATAAAGATCAGTTTAAAGAGGATGAAAGAAAATTATCTAATACTACTAATTTTCAACTTTTCTTAACAGTGATGCGCGAGCAGGAAGCAAAAGAAATTAAAGATATGGTATTAGACGCTTTATCTTTAATTATTCCTAATACAAAAGTTACTATTACTCCAAGGGCATTGTTGTTAAAATATAATGATACAAATATTATAATAGATGAAGGAAATTTTATAGATTTCCAAAATGTTTTAAGGCAAATATTTTGTTTTAAGAAAAAAACTGAAGAATTTAATCCAGTAAATGATACCGCAAGGCGTATAGCCGAAAAAATAAAAAAAGGTCGAGAGAGAGTGGCTCATTTAAAAGGGGAAGACGTTGGTAGTGTATATGCTAGATACATTTCTTCTCTTTCTATTGGATTAAAAATACCTGTTCATATTCTAAATAATTATACAATTTATCAAATAAATGATTTATTGGAAAGATTTGGACTTTGAACAAATTGAGATTTGGATATACGCTCAAGACTTGCTGGCGCTAAAGGTGATGGCAAACCAGAAGATTGAATGCGTAATATTCACACGGATTAACTTATTTAAAAGGAGGAAAAGCCCATGAAATATGGTGTTCGTGACATAGTTGACGTAACATTGCGTGCGAAGGGAACTGTGGACTTAGGAAACAAGCGTTTCTATAAGAATGAGCCTGTACTTTATTTCGATACGCTTACTACTTCAACATTAGAAGGCGCTTCTACAACTGTCTATGCACAAGGTGGTAAAGGAAACGCCAGACTTATGGCTTGGGAAGGTGAAAGAACAGTTACATTCACAATGGAAGATGCTCTTATCTCTCCTGAAAGCTTATCTATTTTAACAGGTGCTGGATTAATTGAAGCTTCTGATACAAAGCCTATTTATCAGCATATTGTTGAATCTACTGATGAAAAAACACTTATTAATGAAGGCGCAAATAATGAAGCTGTAATTGTATATGTTGAAAAAGAGCCTTTTTTACCACAGCCTAACCAACAGAATGCTCCTGTTGATAATGAAAATTATGTTTGTGTAATGTTTACAAAAGATGGTGAAATTATTTCTGAACCTTATATTGTTAGTCAAGCTGAAGGTGATGGTGGATCTGCATATGCAGATGGACAATATGCTGCAATTACACCTCAGAGTAACGGAAAATATAAACTAGTTATTAATAAACATACTTGTAATTTTGGTAGTGATTGCATTGACGCGGGCCATACTCAAACTACTGATGATCATACTTATTTTATTACTAATTTAGCAGCTGATGCAAAGAAGGCTAATGGTGTTATTGTAGATTATTATACTCCAGTACGTTCTGGTGCTAAACAAATTGAAATTGATGCTGAACAGTTTGGTGGAACATATTATCTTGAAGGATCAACTCTTTTTAGAGACACCCAGGGTGTAGACCATCCAGCAGAATTTATAATTCCTAACTGTAAAGTTCAGTCTGCATTTACATTTACGATGAGTGCTTCTGGAGATCCATCAACATTTACATTTACAATGGATGCGTTCCCGGATTATACAAGATTTGATAAGACTCATAAAGTATTTGCAGCTATTCAGATTATGGAATCTGCAACATCTGCTTCTGATGCTAATAATAATTTACATCGTGGTCGTACATGGCATGGTGGAACAAGCTATGCAGATGTTATTATCGGCGGCGGTGATGCTGGCGATAACCACGACGCTTAAGGAGAATAATAATGTTTATTCGTTCGCATAGAGGTAATAGACGTCCAATAGTGGCTCCTGCCTCTGTGCAGGTAGAAGCTCCTGTTGAGGAGAAAGTTTCTGAACCAATCGAGGCTTCAGAAGTTAAAGTAGCAGAAGAAGCTAAAGAACAAGTTTTAGAAGAAGAACCTAAAGCTGTAGAAAGACGAACTAAAAGAAAAAGAGAGGGCAAATAGTCCTCTCTTTTTTTGCTTTATAGGATGGTGATAAGATATGAGTGAAATTGGAAATTATATCCATTACCGGTCTAGGAATTATAAAAAATTTGGTATTTATAGAAAAGATGAAGGGTCTAATGATTTTTCCTCAGTGGTTGCGCAAGCACATAGTCAGTTAAAACAATTAGTTGAAGACAAATCTATAAAATCTGATTTAAAAGAATTAGAAAAATATTATAATAATTTATTATATGGAGATAAATTATATGAACCAATAAGTACTGGAGATGATTCACAAGATGAAATAACTTTATTATCAATTTTAACTGATTATATTAATAGTAATGTTGATCATTATGCGAAAGATTGGGATGTTGCGCGCGCTTTAACAAGCCCCACTTCAAGTTTATTTAATAGACCTCCACAAAAATGAGCAAAATTAAAATATATAAATACGCATCAAATTGACGAATATTTAAAAGCATTGACTGAAGCTAAAAGAAAAATTCCAAAATTGTTAGAGAGAAATATGGTTTCTCCAGAAAAAATGAAACAAGAAGAAGAACAGATAAAACAAATATGTAATAATTTTATAGAACAATTAGAAGCATTAGAGCAAGAAATTATTGAAACCAGTGATATAAGAACAAAAGTTGGAGGAGATAGAAAAAAAAGTTATAAAGCGGCAATATTGGATGGAAATTTAAGATTTTTATTAGAATCTTTAAATAGCTTTTTATCGTTATATAGGGGATATTATGGAAGTAGTTTGGCAGGACCTGGATTTGAAGCATTGATTACATTAGCTAATATTGGAGTAAATAATACTTTAAAAAAGGGCGCTTCTAAGATAATTGGAAAAGATGGCTGAGAAGATTATTTAAAAAAGCATGGGCACACAGGGAATAATTCTACTTTTGTATATGTAGATAATTTGTCTGGAGATTTTGTGGATATTGACGAATTAGCTTCTGGAATGGGCAGTTCTTGAAAAGTAGGTTCGCAACAAGGAAGAGTGGATTTTCAAGGTGGTGTTAATGAAACAGTTGACGTTGTTATTGAAAATTTAAGTAATGAAGAATTAAATGGAATTATTGCAGATGGAGAACGGCTAAATGCAAGTTTAAAAAATTATTCTGATATAAATACTTCTCGTGGCATAAGTATGTTAAGTGATTCGCCATTGCTTTCTATATTGAATCTTTTTAATGCGGATTTTATTAATCATTATTTAAATTTATTAGGCGTACATCCTCCTGCTGATTTATCTTCGGATTTTGAAGAAGCAACATATTGAGTAAAATATGCAGCTGCTATTCGAGCCTTATCTGGAGTGAGAAAAAGTGATTCATATTTACAAACGGATATTTTAGTTATAAATGATAGACAGTCTAGAAGAATTATTATAAAAAAAGTTAAAGATATTTTAGATATGACAACTATAGACAATTTTAATACTTATTTTAAAGTTTCTGGTATGCCTACAAAACAAGGTGGAAGCGACTGAAATAACTGAGTATTATTTAAATCATATAATATTCAGACTAGAAAAGGAAATGATGGCTATTTACTTGCTAAAGAAAGAATTACCAAATATTTATTAAAAATACATGGTACAAAAATTTCTGTGTCTATGACTCCTGCAGCTTTAAGCTAAAATTGCGTATCAAAAAAATTTTTGGTATAATAAAATAGAACATAATAGGAGAATTATATCATGTCAAAACCCACTTTAAATAAATTAAAATTAACTCAAAAAAATCCTGTTAAAACAATTACATTTAATGAACAGGAAATTGAAATTAAACAATATATTTCTATTCAAGATAAACTTAATATGGTTAGTGATATTTTAAATTCTGCAGCCGATGAAAATAAATTTTATAATCCAGGAAAACTCGATTTATTCTTTGCTTTGAAAGTAATTGATAACTATACGAATCTTTCTATCACTGATAAGCAAAGAGAAAATTTCATTAAGTTATATGATGATATTATTTCTTCTGGTTTCTATACTGAAGTTTTTCATGCAATCCCAGAAGATGAAGTTGGATATGTCTATACTTTAATGAAGGAATGTGCGGAACAAATTTATAAGTATAATAACTCTGTTTATGGAATTTTAGACGCTATGAATACTGATTATAATAATTTAGATTTCGATATTCAAAAAATGGTCGGAGATTTAAAGGATAAAAATGGCGTAGAATTTTTAAATGACGTCATGACCAAATTAGGTTAATCTTATTATTTATTTTTTGAAATATATAGAAGAATGAGTATAGCCCTATGGAGGAATTTTTCTTCATAGGGTTATTTTTTATATATAAGAGAGAAAGGAGCAGTAAGAAATATGCCTAAACAATTAAACATAAAATTGGGCTTTGAAGCTGATACCAAACAAGCGCAGCAGCAAATAGCTCAATTACAAAAAAGTTTAGATGGATTATTAAATAGTTCTATTAAACAGGGCAGTTTAACTGGTTTTAATTCGGATATTGCAAAAGCGCAACAATCTATACTACAATTAAAAACTGCGCTTAATAATTCATTAAATGCAGATACTGGCAGATTAGACTTGTCTAAATTTAATGGACAATTAAATAGTTCAGGCTTAACATTAAGTTCTTTATCTAAAGATATGAGTGCTTTAGGTACAGATGGACAAAAGGCATTTTTAAATTTAGCTAATAGTATTGTTACTGCCCAAAAGCCAATGGTGGAATCTAATAAGCTTTTGGATGGTATGTGAACAGCATTAAAAAATACAGCTAGATGGCAAATGTCTAGTAGTATTTTGCATGGACTTGTTGGAGCTTTACAAGGAGCTTATGGTTATGCGCAAGATTTAAATAAATCATTAACTGATATAGCCATTGTCACTGGTCGATCAACTGATCAGATGGCAGCTTTTGCGGAACAGGCTAATAGATCGGCGCAGGCATTAAGTGTCAGTACTACTGCATATACAGATGCTGCTTTAATTTACTATCAGCAAGGTCTTGATGACGAAGCAGTTAAAGCTAGAACTGATATTACTATGCAGATGTCTAATGTAACTGGGGAATCCGCAGAACATGTATCTAGCTACATGACAGCTATCTGGAATAATTTTGCAGAAGGTAGCGAAAATCTCGAGCATTATGCGGATGTTATTACTGCATTAGGTGCGGCAACTGCTTCAAGCTCAGAAGAAATCGCTAATGGTATGCAGCAATTCGCAGCTGTAGCAGATACTGTAGGTTTAAGTTACGAATATGCGGCGACTGCATTAGCTACCGTAGTGGCGCAGACACGTCAAAGTGAATCCACCGTTGGTAATTCATTTAGAACGATTTTCTCAAGATTGCAAGGTTTGAAACTTGGAGAAACTCTTGAAGATGGTACTGATTTAAATAAATATTCAAAAGCATTAGCTACGGTTGGAGTTAATATTAAAGATCAAAATGGTGAATTAAAAGATATGGATACCATTTTGGATGAGATTGGTGCTAAATGACAAACATTGGCTAAAGATCAACAAATCGCATTGGCTCAAACTGTTGGTGGTGTTAGACAATATACAAATTTAGTAGCGTTATTTGATAATTGAGATACTTTTCAAGAAAATTTAAATGTTGCTAATACTTCTGAAGGTACATTACAGCAACAAGCAGATATTTATGCTCAGAGCTGAGAAGCAGCAGAAAAAAGAGTTAAAGCAGCTTGACAAGCAATTTATCAAGATTTAATTGATGATAAATTTTTTATTACTATTTTAAATGCAATAGAAAAAATTCTTCAAGGAGTTGATGGATTTATTGACTCTATTGGAGGATTAAAAGGTGTCCTAAGTGGTCTTGGTGTTATTTTTACTTCTGTTTTTGAGAAACAAATGGTTGGTGGTATTGAAAAAGCGCAATTACAATTGTCAAAAATTCTGAGACCATCAAATGACGAGCAGGGAAGAACATATGCAGAAATTCAAGCTGATAAAATGGCTAATGATGCAATGGAATTAGCCATGCAGCAAAGAAAAGAACTTGTTGGCGGGGGATATCAAGATGATATTATTTTAGAAAATCTTGAGCAACAATTAAAATTAAATAGTTCTTTAAGAGATTTAAGAAAAAAAATTACAGAAGAGGAATTCAATAGTTATCAGCAACAAATAAAAAATACTGAAGAGTATGCAAAGCAATCAAATGAATTAAGTGAAATTGCAAAAAAGCAGCAGGCTAAAGCTGTAACATCTGCAGCCGTTTTAAGAGATAGAGCTGATTCTTTGACTGATCAAGGGCTTCGTGATCAATTTACTGATTTAATTGAAGATAATAATGGAGATATAGCTCAAATTTCACTTATGGGAAATGCGCAGGATCAACAATTAGCTATTGAAGGACTTGTTGAAAAATATAACGATTTAAGAATTGCAATGGGAGCATCTCGTGCAGAACTTACAGAGTGAATTACAAATGAGGTTCAACATGTTTCTACTATTAATCAATTAAATAATTCAGAGGACGCTAGAGTAAAAAGTATTAATAAATTAAATACTGTTTTAGAGATAAAAAGTAGATTGGAAAAAGGGGAAAACTTAGATGATATTATAGCAGAAAAAAAGAGAACACTTGAAATAAATGAACAAACAAAAGCATTACAAGACAATATTAAAGAATTAGAAAAACGAAAAATAGCTATAAATAATAAATTAAAACAGGAAAATTTGAATCAAGTTGGTAAATGAACAGAAAGAAGAGATGCGTTACAAAAAAAATTAGATGAAGAATTAAAACCACAACTTGAAGAAGCTAAAGCTAATTTTGATAAATCTAATCCAGTGCATTATGAATCAGCCAAGTTTAATGTTACAGAGGTAGAAAAAGAAATTGCGGAACTTGATAAAAAAATTCAAGATAAAAAAACAGAGTTAGAAGAATTACATAAACAATTAGATAATATTACTAATGATATTGAAACAACAAGGCAGAAGGCTGAAAATGAAACTAAAAAACAACAAGATAAGTATGAAGAAGATTTAAAAAGTAGTCTTAACCCTCAAAAGAAGAGTGATAAAACTGAAACATTGCCATTCTTTTTGCAAAAAGGTTTCGCTAATAGTATAACTTCTGCTTTTCGAGGAATCTCTAGTCTTACAATGGGAATAAATGCTTTAAGTTCGGCATGAAATACAATAAAAGATCCTAATACTACTGGATGGCAAAAGTTTTCATCACTAATGATGGGAATTTCTATGGGATTGCCGGCATTAGCAACAGGATTTTTAAGCTTAACAGCGATGTTACATCAAACAACTCTTGCCGAAAAGGGTGTCGGATGAGCAGCAAAACAAATGTGAACTGATATTACCGGTCCTATTGGTATAGTAATAGCGGCTATTGGACTAATAGGAGCAGCTATTTATAAAGTAATTGATGATTATAATGCCGCTGATAAAGCTGCAGAAAAAGCAAGGAAAAAAGCGGAAGAATCAAAAAAAGCTTTTGAAGATCTAAAAACAAGTTTTGAAGAATTAAAAAATTCTTTAGAAAATCATCAAAGTGCGATTAAGGCTTTAGAAGATTTAAAAACTGGAACGGAAGAATGGCATGAATCAGTTTCGGCATTAAATCAAGACGTTTTAGAATTGATAAAAAAATATCCTGAATTAGCAAAATATGTTAATAATAATAACGGGGTTTTAAGCTTAGACAAAGAAGGATATCAATCATATTTAAATAAAGAATATCAAAAATTACAGGAGGCAAATTGACAATCAATTCAAGATGATAGAGAAGCAAATCGAACTGATAGAATTGCAAAAGAAACTAATTTAAGTAGGCAAATTGGTTATTATAGACAGGGGGATGCATATAATAAAGATAATGCTACAAGTGGTAGTGGTAGTTTTGTTCGTGCGGAATTAAATGAAGTTAAAGCTGCTATAGATATTTATAATGAAACTAATGGCGCTGCTTATGGAACCATAAAAGATCTTGAGGCAGCTTTTAATGAAAGAGGCATTTATAATGAACAATTGATTGCTTCCTTTAAAGCGCATACTCCAGAGATAAAAGAATTAGCTATCCAAGTTCAAGAAACAGCTGAAGCAGAAAATGCAGTTGCAGAAATTTTTGCAAAAACTTTAGTAGAAAATCAAATTGGAGATAATATTCGAGAAATTGTTGGTGACGGAAAAGGGGACTTAGTTGGTGGTATTGAAACTATCTTTGCAAAAGAAGTTGAAACAGCTTTAAATAATGGGGTTGATTTAGCAGATGCTTTGTTAGAGATCGAAAAAAAATTTGCAGACGATTCTAGTAAATATGTTGAAGAGGCAAGGAAAAATGCTTTTGATAATTTATCTAAAGATATTGGATCTAGTTTTGGTGGTTTTGGCAGAAAAGTTTTTAAAGATTCAGCTGAAGATTGAGATGCCAATAAAATGGTTTTTGCTGAATCCGTTAGTACGAATGGACTACAGAATATTCAAGAATGAATAGATAAAGTTAATGAATTATATGAAGTGGCACAGACTGAATTTAGTTTAAATATAGATCCAGAATTATTATCTAATTATAAGGGAAAAACCGAAGATTTAACAGCAGAAGTTAAAAATTTAACTGAATTTATTCAAAAAAATGCGGATGATTATCAAGATTTAAGTGAGAATATTAAAACATGTGATGCCGCTGCAGAAGGTTTAGCTTGATCTTTAATTCGATTTGATGATGCAATGCAAGATGTGTCTAAAAATTATGAAGATTGAAAAACAGCTTTTAAAAATCCTGATGATATCCTTGGAATGAATAAAGCTATTACTGAATTAAGAAAAACTTATGGGAATTTATTGGATTTAGATGGCTCTAAATTGTCAGAAGAATTTTTAAAAGATGGTGATAATTTAGAAAGAATGAATAAAATTTTAAATGGTACTGAAGAGGAAGCTATAGCTGCATATGATGAATTGGCAAAATTAGCAGCTATTAGCGTTGCAAAAGAATATGCTGCTGAATTAAATATTAATTTTAACGAAGAAAAATTCAATACTATTTATGATACAATATCTTCTGAAGTTGAAAGATTACAACTAATAGCTGGAGATCCTATTGAAATAGGAGAGCCTGATTTTGCAGCCCTGAAAGAAGGATTAGAAGCTATGCTTGCTTTTGTAGGGAATGATGTAACTGCAGCAAAAGCTTTGTATAGACAATTAGGTTTCCAAGCAGAATTTGATCCTGTAGAAGCAGAAACAGAAGATGAACAAGAACAGACTGATTTAACTCCTAAAATAGAGCAACAAACTGGGGATTTGATAGGAGGAGGCTTTCATACTTCTGGTAATTTTCTTATGCCATTTACAACAGGTGCAGAACAAATTACTGCACCTAGTGTAACATGAGAAGAGGGGAAAAAACATAAAGTAAAAGGAACTAAAAAAACTTCAGTTGGAGGCTTAAAAATTAGAGATGGATCATTGCAATATTTAGGAGGAGGAAGTCCAATAATAAAAAACTCTCCTGCAAGAAAAATACGCAGTGGAGGCGGAAGTGGCAGCTGTTTTATCGCCGGAACTCAAATTTCTTTAAGTAATTCATATAAAAATATTGAAGATATTAAGCCAGGAGATATTGTTCTTTCATATAACGAAAAGAAGAAGAAAAATGTATTCAATAAAGTTCTTCAAACAATGATTCACTTTGTTCATGAAAAAATTTATTCTTTATTTATAAAAGATGAAAAGATTAAAGCTACTGGAAACCACAAATTTTTAATTATTCATAATAATAATCAAAAATGGATGGAAGTTTCTGATATTCAAATTGGAGATCTTGTTTTATTTTCCGATGGAACGTGACATGAAATTTCTGATATTGACTATGAAGTAAAGCATGAAACAGTTTATAATTTTGAAGTTTCAGATACCCATAATTATTATGTCGGAAAAAATCAAGTTCTAGCTCATAATAAAGGTGGCGGAGGTGGAAAGAATTCCGCACCTAAGAAGCAGAAACGTGAAAAGCCTGTTCAAGAAAAAGACAGATATCATGATTTAAAAGAAAAAATTAAAGATTTAACTACAGAAACATCTAGACTTGAAAAAATTAGTAGCCGTGTATGAGGAAAAGAAAAACTTAAATACATGGATCAAGAAATCAAAAAGCAAGAAAAGCAAATTGATTTAACTAAAGAATATATTAAAGAAGCAAAAAATTATTTAGCAGAAGATAAAAAACGTCTTGATGAAATTAAGATGGGTGCTGAATATGTTAAAGATGATAATACTGGAGAATGGCTATTAACTAATTATGAAGAAGTTCTTCAAAATATTGTTGATGCTCAAAATAAAGCAGTTGATGCATTTAATGACGCGAAAGGTCGTTATGAAAATGGAGAAATTTCTGAGGATGAATTAAAAGCTCAAGAGGAAGCATTTAATCTTGATAAAGAAAAATTTGAAGAACGTAAAAAGATTCTTAAACAATATGAAGATACTTATAATATTGTCCAAGAGCAAATGGAAAAATTAATTGATGATCAATGGAAACTTTATGATTTAAAACTTGAAAAGGTTAAGGTTGAAGTTGAACTTGAATTAAAGGTTTCAGATCAATCTAAAAAAATATTAGAATGGTCTTTAAAATATCTTGGAAATGATTTAGATGCGGTTTCTGATAAGGTTGCTAATTTAAGCAGTCAAATGAATTATTTAGCTCAAGATTTGGCAACAGCACAGAAGGGTATTTCTGGTATTTTTGCGAATCATGGAATTAATTTTAATTGAAATGAGAATACTCCAGTAGATCAAATAGTTAAAGATCTCAAGAGTCAAATCGGTGGTTCTGTATATAGCGCATTAACCGAATCAGAAGTTGATGCATTAATGGAATACATGAACAAATTAATGGAAGTTCATGATGCAGCCGCAGAAAAGATGAAAGAGGTAATGGATACTTTCAGCACTGCGGTTGAAAAAGCTAATGAAAAATTAGAACGTCAACTTAATAGATTCGATGGATTAAAATCAACTTTAACGACTTATCAAGATATTGTTAATTTAACTGGTAAAAATATTTTAAAAATTACTAGTAAAAATTTAGAAGATCTTAATAAAGCGATGATTCAAAATGATCAAAATAAGTTAACTTCTGCACGGGCTATTTATGAGACAAATAAGGGTATGTATGAAGCTGCTAGAGCAGAATTAAATGAGGCTTTAGCTTCTGGAGATGCCCAATTAGTTGAACAACTAGAAGAAGAACTTAATAGTCTAGAAGATACAATGAATGATGCTCTAGAAAATTATAGAGATGCTTTGAAAGAAACTTTGGAAGATGTTCAACAGGCTTGAGAAGATGCTCTTGGTGCCATGGAAGAGGCATATGAAGAGGCTTTCGGTAATTTAGGCTCTAATTGATATCAAGAACAATTTGATCGTCAAAAAGAATTAAATGAATTATACCTTCCAGATTATAAAAAATATCATGAACTTAATAAATCAATGACTGAACTTCAGAAAAATTTAGCTAATACTAATAATCAAATTGTCAAAGGTAAAGCTAAAGAATTGTTAGAAGATATTAATGATAAAATGAAATCTGGTGCTCAAGTTTCTGAGTATGAAGCTGGAATCATTGAAAGAAGAGTCGCTTTATTAAAAGCTGAAGATGAATTATTAGCAGCAAGAAATGCTAAATCTACAGTAAGAATGACCCGTGATAATGAAGGCGGATTCAGTTATACTTATACAGCAGATGAGGATCAGATTAATAATGCGCAACAAGGTTATTCTGATGCTTATTATGAATTAAGGGATTATCAAGTAACCGGAGCGAATGATCTTCAGAGTCAATGGCTGCAAATTCAAGGTGAATTTGCTCAGAGAGTGAGAGAGATTGAAGAACAGTATAGAGATAATGAAGCTGCAAGAACAGAAGCATTAAAACAATTGCAGGCTGAATACCAAACTTACGTTAATTATTTTTCAGATCAAATGGGCGTTGTCTATAAATGAGAAAGTACTTTAAGAAATAACGATTTAAAGGATCTTCAAAGAGTGACTGGGTTGAAATTGGATGAATGGAATACATATATTACCTCTTGAAATGACACACTTCTTAATACAGTTATTCCTGGATATGATACTTATGATCAGCTATTAGATACTTGAGATAAAGCTATGAATACTGCAATTACAAGTGTTAATAAGGCTCATGATAATTATAGAAAAAATGTTAAAGTCACTATGGACAAAGCTGGAATGTCAGTAAGCGGTTTTAAAGAACAGTTTGAAAAAGATATGGCTAATGTTCAGTTAGATTCTGACCAAACAACTGGTAATATTAAGACTTTAACAGAAACTACTATGACTAATTTTGGCAAGGCCTTAGAGAAAGTATCTGGATTTACTCAAGATTATCTAAATAATTTTTATAAAGTTAGGGAAGATAATAAAGAAACAGTCGATTCTATTCAAGATATTATTACAGCATTAAGTGGATTAAATACTTCGATGGATACGACTAATAAAACAGCGCAAATACTAAAAACAGATACCGTAGATGCTATTACTAAGGCAATGGATGCTATCTCAGAAGCTCTAGGAGGTGCAGCGGAAGCCGCCGCAAATGCAGGTAAAGAGGCAGATGCTGCAAATGAAAAGCTTAAAGCGGCACGAAGGAGTGAGCATCAATTTGAATTAGATCAAAAAAACGATCCTTGAGTCCAATATGAATTAAATGGGCAAATTTATACTACAAAAAGAAGTTTCGTTCCTAAAGGTGGCACAATAATAAGCACTGGATATGATACTGGTGGTTATACTGGTGATTGGCATTCATCTGAAGGAAAGCTTGCAGTTCTTCATGAAAAAGAATTAGTTCTTAATAAAGAAGACACTAAGAATATGCTTGATGCAGTTAATGTTATTCGTTCAATGCAAACTCCAATTAATGGATTAGCACGGAATATGTTTAATTATAATTCTTTAAATAATGTTGGCTCGGCAGATACATTAGAGCAGCAAGTCCATATTGATGCAACATTCCCTAATGTATCAGATCATAATGAAATTGAATTAGCTTTAAATAATTTAGTTAATTCCGCAAGCCAATATGTAAATAGAAAATAATAGGAGAGTAAAATCTCCTATTATTTTTTTTGGCCAATTACTGGTAATATTGAGACTTAGAAATTTATTATTATAAGATAGAGAAAAAGGAGGAAGGTTGATATGGCATTGTCAGTAGAAGAAATTACTCAAACGCTTTTTGACGCCGTTGATACTATTGTTTCTAGTAGAGTAGCAAAAGATCGAGATTTACTTGAAAAAGCTACTATCGTTGATGCTTCTGACCATGGCCATGGTCGTTATGTTGTATATAACGGTTCTGCTAAATACGTAGCAACTTGTAGCAATACAGAATTAATTAAGGGTTTACAAGTTTTAGTCCTTATTGAGGATGGAGATTTCAGTAAAGAAAAAGTTATTATAGAGAGATGCATATCAACTGAAGAAAATGCAGCTTTATTAGAGTCTCCTCTTTCAAGATGCGAACTTTCAAATGATGAATTAATAAAAACTCAACCTGATGTTATCTTGTTGTATTTAAATAAATCAGATGAAAGTCAAGAAGAGGAAGAAGAAGAATCAGATGACCCTAATAGTAAAAAGAAAAAAACTAATAAAGAAGTTAATCTTGAATTAAACGAAATAGTAAATGGAGATGTTTCTGTTCAAGGGAATCAATATATCGGTATTAGCGCTGATTTTAGAGCAGCATTAAATAATTTAGGCATAATTAAAGGTGATTATGGTATAATTGTTGAAATTGAATATAAAGATGAAAAAGAGGGTACTACTTATAAAAAATTGTATCCTTTATCTGCAAAAGGAGAAATGATTGGCGATATCTATAATTTTACGTCATTTTTCCCTCAAGCTGCTTTATATGCACTAGATTTAAATAAAACTATTATAGGTATGCGTGCTTATGCGTATCAAGATGGCACTTTTGGTTCAGCTTATTCAGATATGACTGATGATGAAATTCAGCATGGTGCCATAGAAATAAAAAATATTTCAATAAAATTTGGTAAGGATAAATCTGCTCTTAGTGAAGTGGATGATATTAAATTAGTTTGTAATAATAGTTTATTTTATGATGCTACAGAATCTGATAGCGTAAATCAAAAAACAATTAATTTAAAATGACAATTTAGTGATAAGAATAATTCTAGATATTTTGATATCAATAATATGTCTGATTTTAAGGAAGCAATCGGTTTAGATGCTTATAAGATTTATTGATATCGAGCGACACCGAAAACAATAGATGATCAATTAAATGATTTCGATAAACAGGCTTTATATTATGTAAATTTAGATAAATATATAGCCGAGTATCTACAATATTATGAAGACAATATAAATAAGGTCAACTCTGAACGTATCACTACAGAAATAGCCAAAAAATTTAATGAATATTATGTAAATTTATTAGAGCCTTTGGGAGAAGGATCTTTTACTTCTTATACTCTCTCAAATGGAATAGTTTATACAGTAATTACTCCAGCCGGTATTGATGCTGCAAGAAATATCCAAAAACAAAAAGATATTTGGGTGCAAGAAAAAAGAGATGAGTTAGAATATGCTTTACTTTTAGGCGGACAAAATTGAGAATATATTCAAAATGGAACTAATAAATTTACTTTAGCTGGTTTTGTTCCAAGATCTTCAATGGAGCAAGATTCAGTAAAAGCAATAATTGAATATGGTCTTGTCGATAAAGATGGGAAAATTTTAACAAATAATACAAGGTATAAAGTAAAATATACAGATCCTTTAAAATTTAATAATGTTTCTTATGCTTATTTAGCAGAAAAACAGAAAAATTTTACAATTATTCCAGAAGATGGGAGTGGAGGATCTTATTATATTTATAGTTCTGATGATTCTTTACTTGCGGATCGAGGTGACGCCGCGAAGAAAAGATCAATGGCTATTTCATTTTTTGATGATAAAAAAGATCTTATAAATGCTCAAGACATAGTTATTTGGAAGTTGCCTAAAAGCAATACAATGCTTAACTTTGAGGGTACTATTGGAGGACCAACTGATAATCCATCTAAATTCGGGAAAATTTTAACTTTAGATGAGTTAAATAAAATTTTATTAGATAATGGAGTTGAAAAAGATCATAAAACAATTAATTCAAACTATTTTTTAAACTCTAATGAATCTTTTGATGATTTTTATTTTGTTCAAAGAAATCTTTTAGTTAATAAAGATGGAAAAATTACTGGCTCTATTGGTTGCGATTTTACAGAGCAGTATGATGAAACTGGTAAAAATATACAAAAAGAAATTAAGCAGTTGGATCAACAATACGCTCAAGAGGTTGCAAATAATAAAAAGTTAAAAGGCAATGTAAATACAGGCGCAAAAAAATCTAATGAAGTAACCACAACTGCCGCAACGAAGCCAGATCAAAAAACAACGGCTGACGGGACATGGAAAAAAGAAGGTGGCTTTTGATACTATGTCCTAAAAGGCACCACAACGAACGCAACAGAATGGCAATGTATTAAATGATCAAATAAACCATGCTGATTTTATTTCAATAAAGATGGCAAGATGCTTACTGGATGGCAAAAACTTTCTAAATCAAATAAAACTAGTTGATTTTATTTTGATGAAAATGGCGTAATGTTAACTGGATGACAAAAACTTCAATGAAAAGGTGAAAAACATTGGTTTTATTTTGATTTTAATGGAGCAATGTTAACAGGTTGGCAAGAGCTTGATTGATCAAAAGGTAAAAACTGATTTTATTTTAATAGTAATGGATTTATGTTAACTGGATGGCAGCAGTTAAAATGGTCTGGTGGTACTAGTTGATTCTATTTTAATGCTGATGGGTCGATGGCAACTGGTTGACAAAATATAGAATATAACAAAGTCAAAGATTGGTATTATTTTGATGCTATTACTGGAGCAATGAAAGCCAATACCACTATTGATGGAGCTAATTTGACTTTTAGTAAAAATGGTGATTTAATAAAAATTGAATATTTAACTGATGCTCAAAAATTAAAAGTATCAGATGCTAAATTACAAGAATTATCAAATAAGAAAAAACAGAAAGAAGCTGAATTAGCAAAACATATATTAACAAGTGATGAAGATAGATTAAAAGCTTTAAAAACGCAAAAATATTATATCCAATCATTCTATAATAGTAATTTTTCTAATAATACTGTAAAGTGTTATATTATAAAAAAGAATAATGAATTATCAGAAACTGCGTTAAGATTTTTATTTGGACAGCAAACATTAATGGTTTCTGATTATAATTTTGTTATACGATTTGGTGGATTAGTCGATAAAGACTTTAATACTATCAGTGATACTAAACCTGATGTAGCGTTAACTTTACCTGAATCTAATGATGATATGAATGAATATCAAGAAATTATTTTCAGCGTATATGGACCAGATAACAAAGAAATTGACTTGACAAATCAAAAAATTCATGATATAATTAAATTATGGGTAGATGGTTCTGAAGATGGTTATTTCTCTGGTTATGATAAAAAAGATAATTTAAAATTCATTAAAAAAACTAAAACAGTAAAAGAAAATGGCGAAGATAAAACATATTATTCAAGAGTAGCTGTCACTCCTGTTTGGAAAGATTCTATATCAATAAAAGATTTCGCGAATATCGTTTTGCAAGCAAGATATATTAGTAATGATGAATCTGTTGATCTTATTCAATTATTTCCATTACATTTCAGAAAAGCATATGTTGATAATAATATAGAATATAAACAGCATTATTTATTTGGTTCTGAATTTGTTATTTATAATATGTTTGGAACGAATCCTAAATATTGTGAAACATTTAAAATAATAAATTATAATAACAATCGAGAAATTAATGGAAAAATACATTTTAGTGATGAAAATTTTACAAATTTTATAGATATCGAAGATAAAATGAAGATTAAACCTAAAACGGTTTATGATAAAGACAAAAAAAGTTCTGGTGTTATATTTACAAGAATAAAAGGTAATACTGAAACTGATGTATATACTTTCCCTCTTGTGGCTATACAGAATAAATATCAAATTGCGCTAATTGATAATAGAACACCTGCATCTTCTACCACTTTAACAGAAAATTCAGAAGTTGTTAACTCAGTAATGACTTCTGGTTCAACGAATTCTAATAATACATTTACTGGAATGGTTATAGGAAGCGTTTCAAATAACAATTCTACTTTACCAACAGCAACATCATCTGGTCTATTTGGATATCAAAATGGTACTCCTTTTTATGGATTTAGCGATGATGGAATTGCTTTTATTGGAAGAGAAAGTGAAATTGATCGTAATGGAAATGTCATTAAAAACAATGGTGGAAATATTCATTGAAATGACGCTGGTGGAATTATTAAAAGTGGTGATCCAAATCATGGATTATTAATTGATCTTGCGGATGGCAGTGTTACTGCTAAAGGTGATTTTAATTTAATCGGAAGTGTTTCTCAAAAAGTTAAAAATTCTGCTCCAGCAGCTGGCGCAGGTTCTAAAATTCAATTTAGTGGTAATGGATCTACTGTAGAATTTGGATTATGGTATTATCCTAATGAAAAGTTAACGGCGCCTTTTGTCAATATAACAGATGGGAAAAACAGCCTTGTTTTTGATAAAGATAATTTTTATATTCAAAATCAAACCGCTATTGGAAATACAACAAAAGTAAATACTATTGATTTGAAAAAGGGTGAAATTAATTTTAATAATAATTTTGTTGTTGATTCACAGGGAGTTGTTCGTTGCGGACAATTAACAGGGACATTTGTAGATGGTCAATTAAATAGCACACTTAAATTATATGGATTAAATACTAAGTATAATATAAATAGTATTGGTACATTAGTTTCAGCAGTTGATGATTTAATAACAACAACAAACAGTTTAAAAAATGATGTTATTACTATTACTAATTCTACTACATTAAACGTAGGTAATTTAATTGTAGGTGGTAACGTTACATTAAATAAAAATGCAACTTTACAAATAGGCAATACTATATTAAATGAAACTCAATTACAGAATTTATTAGCTTTAATTTCTTAAAGTTAAAGGTATATAAGGAGGAAAAGGAGTATGAATGAAAATTCAGTAAGAATGCTTCAGAGTATTTTAGAAGCCCTTATGTCAATTAATACTAAGGGAAATGACACAATTACAATGAGTAATTGTTTACAAGCATTACAGGATGTTATTAGAAATGAAGCATCTACTTCACAAGCAGAAGAACAAGAATAAAAGGAGGTAAAATGTATGGGAGTAAGATTATATCCCCCTATTTTAGAAGGAACCTTGCCCGCGTTTTATTTAAGTTCAGAATCTAATGGAGAAGAAATTGTAGAGGGATGCGGAACTATTCGCATCCCTTTTTCTTATAATCGCGCAGTTAGCGCCAATGATATTGATGGGGCAAGGGCGAAAATTAAAACAGTGCAGAACGATGCGATACTTGGGGAAGTGGTATGTACTGTAAATAAATCTGAACAAGTTGCGGAAATAAAAGTAGTTGATTCTAAAGTTGCCATTTGAGATGACGATGAAAAAAAATATGTTAATCCCAAAGGGGCTATTGGATTCAAAATCGGTACTTATTATAAAGTTCAGCTGGCTTTTGTTCATAAAGATAGTACAATTGGATATTATTCAACTGTTGGTGTGATAAAATGTACTGGAAAACCAATAGTAGAGATTAACCAATTAACCGAAGACACAATTAATTCAAATATTAATTTTTTTACTGGAAAATATTCTTGTCCAGATGATATAAACGAAAAAGTTTATTCTAGTTATTTTGAAATTAAAGATGCTTCAAGTAACGTGATTTTTAAATCAGAAGAGGGCGTAAATTCTTATAAATATCAAGATGATGATTATGTCTCAATTAGTGATATTACTTATGGGAAAGATTTGCCAAAAGATGAAATTTGTACAATAACTTATAACGTTAAAACAATAAATGGTCTAGAATTTTCAAGTCCCATTTATAGAATAATGCAAAGAAAATTAATTCCAATGGATTTTAAGGGGAGTATTATAGCTACTGAGAATTCTGAAGATGGCTATGTTAACATTTCTCTTGTTGGAAGACAAATTAATGGTATGCAAGAAATTTCTTATGGAAAATTTGTACTTGTTAGAGAAGACTCTTTAGACCCGGGTAATTGGGTTGAATTAACTAGATTTAAACTTAATTATGAATATCCTACAAAGAATATTTTTAGGGATTTTACAGTTGAACATGGCAAAATTTATACCTATGCAATTCAACAGTTTAATGATAATGACGTATATTCTGAAAAGAAAAAATCAAATTCTGTTCATATAGAATTTGAAGATATGTTTCTATATGATGGCACAAGACAATTAAAGGTTAGATTTAATCCTCAAGTTAGTAGTTTTAAACTTCAGGTATCAGAATCAAGAAATGACACTATCGGAAGTAAATATCCTTTCTTTTTCAGAAATGCAAAAATTGGATATAAGACCTTTCCTATTTCAGGGTTAATTTCTATGCAAATGGATGAAAATGAATTTTTCTTAACTTATGAAGAAATAGGTAAAGAGGACTTGCGCAATCATAGACATGATTCTTTACGAGATAAATTTGTTAATCCAGACTTATATAAACACACTGATTTGTTGGATCAGAATTTTATGTCTGAGCGTTTGTTTAAAATGGAAGCGTTGGAGTGACTAAATGATGGTCATGTAAAATTGTTTAAATCTCCAGGAGAAGGAAATTATTTAGTTAGATTAATGGATACATCCCTATCTCCAAATACTACAGTAGGTCGTATGCTTCATACATTTAATTCTACTGCTTATGAGTGTGCGGAAATTGATTATGCTAATTTGGTAAAATATGGTATAATAACAGATACTTCTACAATAGAAACTGATTTAAATCCGTTCCTTCAATGGCAAGAAGATACAATCTATTCAGTAGAATTTTCAAAAGTTAATAATAAGAATTATAAATATGCTAAATATTCTTCTAATTTATTAGAAAAAGATGGTATTATTTATGGCACTAATATTATTAGATTAATGGATTTGTTACCTGGAACTTTAGTTACATTAGTTTTTGATGAAGGCGGTGGCCGCAAGGTTGACCAAGAAACTAATATTATTACCTGATCTCCAGAAAATGTTGATGGCAAAGATAAAGTAGAAATTATTATTGGTTCTACTGGTAATTATTTTGCGGATGATGTTGGTACCATTTATGGAATTTATTTACATAATACAAGCGATCAGAATTTTTATCCAAGTAATAATATTCATTTAAGCTATGCGGTAGAAGGTACTATTAATACCACTTTTGGTCTAATTAAAGATATTAAATCAAGTGATAATAATTTAATTCAATTTGTAGGATCAAAAGATTATAATTTGATTAGAAGCAATTCTAGTTATAAAGATTCAATTCCTTATGTTAATTTTGTAAATCTTTATAAGCGTCCCGTAGAATATCTTTATTATAAAGTTTCAGATGCTGATAAGATAAAAAAATATAAAAATTCAGTCATTTTTGATAAATGAAGGGCGGTTCATGATGACTTAACTGATTATCCGTTCCATTTTATTTATGATGAAAAAGGATACAGACAATTAAGCTCATATTATGATGAAGGATATGTTCCTGAATTATATTGAGATCCTGAGTGTAGAGATAAATTCAGTGATGAGGAGTCTCAAGAATATTCTCCATTTTCTATATATGTAGTTAGACCTGCAAGTTTTAATGGCGAAGATGTGCTAAAGCATTTATTTGAGTCTGCGGCAGAAATTGATAGAGAAGATGATATTCATGAAAATAAGCATTGATTTGAAGAATATTATGTCGATAGATTAGCAAAAGCATATACCGCGGAAGATTATTTGACTTATTGTTCAGAAGCCGTTACTCAATATCTAGACCATTATATAGATAAGAATTTCTTTACTAATGGGAATTTTGAACATGGAATATCAGAAGAAGATAATCAATATGATACTGTTGGTGGCAATAAAAAAATTCTATATGAAAACTTATGAGAAGTTAAAAATGCCGTGGTTGAAAGAGAAAATAACTCTTTAATTCTTTCTCCAAATTTTGAAGAGGGATCAACAGAAACCAGTATTGTTATTGGCAAAGGTCAATCGCAAGTAGATGATAAAAAAATAGATTGATGCCCTATATTAAAAGAGCTAAAATCTAACGACAAAGTAAAAATTTCTTTTGATTTAAAAGTAACTGAAAATCAAGCGAAATCTGTTGAGATAGGAGCTTATATAAAGTCAACAAATAATCAAGACTTTTCTTTTGATTCATCTGTAGTTTCTAAAAAAAATAGATGAATCAATTTTGAAGGTGAATTAATAGTAACAGATGGAGATAATTCTGGTATTTATATAAAAATATCTTCCTCTGAATGAAACAAAGATGCTAAAATTTATATTAGAGATTTAGAATTACATTTAGTTCAAGATGACATTCAAGTAGCTACAACATCTGATGATGTGTTAATTTTAGATGCTTGGACAGGGGAACTCCAAACTATTGAAAATTTTGATTATAATCCAAGTGCTTATATTGATTATATTAATAAAGGTCTTGATGATTTAAAAAATAGAATAGATCTAAGAGAAATTGAATACTATCCTATTCAAGCATTTACTCCAGAAGAAGATATTGATGATATTCAAATAGGTAATGGTGTTTATGGAGATTTCTGTTGTCAGATAAATACTACGATATATGACGTAGAAGAAAATATTGATAAATGGCGTGCCGCAAAAGAATTAAAGAAAATAGATTTAAATCTTTGGAGAATCGACAGCGATGAAACACCTTATTATGAGAATGGCGTTGAGATTGGAAAAGATGATGCTCTTGTGGACTCTAACATAAAAGATCGTTTAAACGGTTATTTAGATAACCGATATTGGGAACGTGAAACTATTTGAACAAGTTCTAATAATTATTGGAATGATTTAATTGTTGATGAATTAGGGAAACTTGGAAAATCTTATGCGGTTGAATTGGGAGTTGGAACTGCAGTGCCGTCAACAGATGATTCTGATTTTATAGATTGGTCTTTTGGTCATTATAAAAGAATTTTAGACGCAGAAAATTATTCTTATGAAAAATATAACGAACTATTAGAGCAGGTAATAGATGGATTGGTTAATCCAAAGGTTGATTCGTCTGTGATTAAGAAGAAAGGAGGAAATTAATAATGTTAAGTTATAATACAATAGAAGATCAAGATTTCCTCCTTGAACTTGATCAGTATCATCATAAATTTTTTTGAACAAAAATTATAGCTTTAAATTGAGATGAAGAACCTGTTGAAGAAATTACTGGTAGAATCACCTCAGGAAGTATTAACATTGATGGGAAGTCTGCTGTTAGACGAACTTGTTCTTTAAATTTAGTAGCCAATGAAGTTAATTTAAATGATTTTTACTGAGGACTTAATACAAAGTTTAGGGTATTAATTGGCTTAGAGAATCATATAAATCCGATTTATCCTGATATTATTTGATTTAATCAAGGAATATTTTTAATATCTTCATTTAAGACATCTTTATCTACAAATAATTTTACTATTTCTATAAGCGGAAGAGATAAAATGTGTTTATTAAATGGAGAGATTGGCGGCGCGGTCCCAGCAAGTTGAGACTTTGGAAAAATAGATGATGCTTTTACTGGAAAGACAGAATATTATCCTATTAAACAAATAATTACTCAAGCAGTTCATGAATTCGCGCAAGAGCCGTGACAGAATATAATTGTAAATGATTTGGATGATTATGGCTTAGAGCTTTTGGAATATACTGGAGAAGTTCCATTATATTATATTATTCATTTTAAAGGCGATGGTGTTAACGATAGTAGAGAAGTATATCAAGTCACAAGAGATGCAGCTTTTGACTGCTGAGTTAGACAAGATACTTTTGAAGATGGGGAAAGAAAGCCAGGCGCTTGGAAAAAAACAACTATTAGTGAAATTGAAGAAGATGCTAGTGGTGATAAAACCGGTCTTTATTATGAGAAGCTATTAGAAAAATTAGATCCAGGAATGAGCGCAATAGATGAGAATACGGAATATCTTCGAGCTATTGTTTCTCCAGTAGACCCCGCTACAAAAGAATTTACTGGAGAACTTTTTACCGTGGCAAAAATTTCTAAAGATTTAGGAACAAGCGTTTGCGGTTATAGAGTATGTGATATCGTTTATCCGTATGATTTAATTGCTTCTCCTGGTGAATCTATAACTTCAATTTTAGATAAGCTTGTCCAAATGTTAGGTAATTTTGAATATTTTTATAACGAAAATGGTCAATTTATTTTTCAACGAAAAAGAACTTATTTAGATATTAATTTTAATAATATCATAAATGAACATAATAATAGTATAAATGAAGAAGTTTGAGTTGCGCCATCTGAGTTAACTCCTAAATATTCTTATATTTTTGATGATAGCTCTTTAATTTCTTCTATTTCGAATTCTCCAAATTTATCAAACTTGAAAAATGATTATTCAATTTGGGCAGATAGAAAAGTTGGAGATATTGCTATTCCAATCCATATGCGATATGCAATAGACAAAAAGCCTTATTTTTATAAAGCTATTGGAAATGAAATATTGAGAGATGATTTTGGTTTTGCTTATACTTTAATGGGTGAAGGAGACGATCAAAAGACTGTCTATTTAGAATACTATGATATAAATAGCGATAGTATTAAAAAAGTCGGTGATTATGAAAAAATACAAGAAACTCATGTTGGCGATGAAAATTATGAGTATAATTATCAGTATACTAATGAAGGCGTTTGTTATGTAACTGAAGATTATTATAATATACTATTTCCAGATGATGAAAATACTAAAACATCAACTGAAAGCCCTCTTAATGTTAAAATAGTTGATTGAAGAGAAATTATTTATCAAATGGCTAATGACTATCGTATGCATTATAGAGAAGAAGATTTCTTGGAAAAAATTAGAAATAATAACACAATTAATTGATCTGATGGAACTGTTACTTATTTATATCAAAAAGGTTTTACTGGATATGAAAAATATTATATAGATTTTGAAATGAATTTAAGTGATGGCGCTATGGCTTATTGGAGAGAATTATATAATCCTAATGCTATTGGTGATAATAATATAAATGTAGAAACTGAAGGAGATATTATAATTCCAAATGAAGAAGACGGCGAAATTATTACCGTTAGCTCAGATACAGAGGAAGTATCTACGGATGTATTGTGTCTATATGAAAATAAAAAATTTTATAATGTAGAAGAAGATATTCCAACTTTTGCGTGAGACGGAGTCTATGAACCTTATAGTTTAGTAAAAGTGAAAAATGGAGATAGTTATAAGTTTTATCGTTTTAGATATAAACCTTCAAAAGAAGAGTTAGATGATTCAGATAATTTACGCTGACCAAATGAATTAATATCTGTTTCAAAAAATACTAATGTTGAAGAATTAAAAGCAGAAAAAGTAGATCTTGAGTCTTTGTTACAAGCTAGCTATATTGCTAATAATGTGGATAGAACAGATGAGTTAAATAATATTAAAAACTTTTTAAACTTAAAATTTAGGCAATCAATTACTGCGGCTGAAAGTATTACTAATCTAGAAAGTGATAAAGAGTCTTTAACTAGATTAAAAAATGATAGCAATGCGGCTTCAATCGAAGAAAAAATTAAGGATATTGAATTTAGAATAGGATTAGCTAGACAAGAAAATGATAAGAACCAAAAGAAAGAGCTATTGAATTCTATGTTAGATGTATTGTTAAATTCTTCAATTGATTTATTAACAGCTTCTGATGAGAATAGTGAATTCATTGATATAAATGGTATCATTAGTAGTAAAGATATAAGTACTTATTATAAATATATTCAGAATTTTATTTCAGATTTAAAAAATAATGTAGGCTTAGATCCTAATAAAAAAGAAGATTGAATTGAAATTATTTCGCCTGATACTGATATAAACGCTAGAGAGGCATATTATCAAGAATTAGAAAAAGATATCCAGAATGAACTTAATATTTTAGAAAATAAATCTTTATCTAAAATATTAAATAATGATCATTTCTGAGTAAGAATTTATCCAGATGTATGAACTTTTAGTAATACTGGTTGAAATAAAGATATTTTAAATAGTCCAGAAAATTTAAATTTTTGATTTGATTTTATTGACACAACGGGCGAATTAAATAAATATGCTGTTCAGAATATTGGGCAAAGGGCAAAAGTTGAAAAAGACGATAAAGTAAAAGCTATATATTTTAGAGAAATTCCTAACGTTATTTTTACAACTAAAAAGAGCGAAGAAGTTAATACTCGTTGAGTTAAACCTGGATACGCTCATGTAAATATTCCTAGGTCGATAGCAGATTGATTTACTCTTAGCACAAGAGGAAAAACCATGATTGATAAAATAGAAGAACTTTTATATAATTATACCTTTTCCGCAAGTGCATTATCAATAACAACAGTGCCAATTTTACATTTAACACCAAATACGTTAATTTATTTAAATAATCCTGATATTGGTGCTGTTGGAGAATATGCATTAGAAAAATATTCTATTCAATTAGGTTTGGTTTCTCAAATGACGTTATCTGCTACTGAAACAGCTAAGAGATTGTATTAAAGGAGGCCGATAAATATGGCTAAAAAAATAGCACAATTTAGATATTTTGGCAAAGATGCGGCCGCTGCAAGAAACTATACTCCGGGAGGAGGTACTCCCGCAGAAGGCTGAGAAAAAGCTTTTATTACAGGAAGTATCTTTGAGGGATATAAGCCTATTTATCAGTTAGGTATACAATCTTTGCCAGGAATAAAATTTCGAATAAACCAAGGAAGAAACTATATTGTTATGGGTTCTTCTGGAATTTATGATTTAGATTTAGTGAATGGCGCTAAAATTATGTCGTTGTGTTTTGATCCAGATTCTATCGAAAGAATAGCGGAAAATCCAACTTCATATTTATTAGTGGATATTTTATACGATGAGAAAGGAGAATAGTTAGTTATGGGATTTTATGGTAATTTAGCGAATGTAGCTAGAACTACTTTCTCTTTTGATAAAACATATAGCACGCATTTTGAAATGGTGCTTAAAGAAGCAAGTGATCAAGTTTTTGTTGGAAGATACGCTTTATTAGATTATGATTATAGAGATGAAAAAGATGACAGCGTTTATAAATTAGTACAGATAGTAGAATGACTTAGAACGAACCATCTTGGTGCAGATTGAGAAATTGTTAAAAAGAATGGTGATATTTGAGAAGAAATTGCTTTTAATCCTGATACTTCTGCAACTCAAAACAAGTCCATAACTCTCGTTGATGGGAATTATTATATAGTAGTTGATGGAGAAGGCAGTTTTGAGAGTCCATTATTATATAGATGCGATGGGGATACAAAAACTCAAATAGAATTTGGTGATGGAGAGGGTGAAGCCTCTCTACCAAAATCAATTTCTAACTGATATAAATCTCATTATCAAATTGATGAAAAGATTTTTAATTCCGTGGGAAGAGGTTGAGATTCAACCGTTTGGCAAAAGACCTATAAAGGTGATAATTTAGCGTATGTAATGATTGCGGAGTTGAATGGAGTTGTTCCAACGATTGAGATTTTAAATGATCCGCCTATTTGATTAAGTGAAATTAATACAGCTTCAGTCAAAGAAGAAACATATCGAAAAAAATATATGGCTCCCTATTTTGACGAAGAAGATAAGACAAATCTTTATTATAGATTACATGTGCAATCTCCTTGGAAATTTGGGGATATAAACGTTACTGGTTTAAAAAATCCAGAAGAAGGAGCAGTTGATGGTGTATCTTTAAGCTATACCTCTTCTGAAAAAGAATATTCTTATGAAATAGGTAAAACAGGTACGGCAATTGACACAATAAATTTTAATTTTGCTTTACCAAGTATCGGAAATGCTTTAAAAAAAATTAATGATTTATTATATGGCGAGAATGGTAGTAAAACGATTGATCCAATTAACCATCATGATTTAGAAAGTGATGTAAATAATATTTGTTATTTCCCTTCTTTTAATATAAATGCATTTAAATCTATCGCTGGGGCATTAAATTCTTTAGTTGACTTTATTGGGATAGATAAAGGTACCTCTGATATTAATATTTTTAAAGATTCCAATACCTCAATGATTTATTATGGAACTTATCAATCTTTAATAGATAATGGCATTTCAAAAGATGATATTGTTAATAATACTGAATATGCTGAAGATACTAATAATCATTATTGATTTAAATTCGAAGATATAGATAATAATAATTCTGCTACAAAATATAAAGAATTAGAAGGTTATCCAAAATCTAGTCTTAATCAGTTAATTTTAGATTTAAATGAATTTAAAGAAAAAAATTTACAGGATTTATATGATGATTTGTCTAAATTCGCCAATACTGCGGTTGGGGCAAAAAATAGCATATTAGTGCTGAATTCTGATTATCAGTATCGTGGAGTAACGTTAAATGGAGATGAAATTATAAACATTGGCTCTTTGAAAAAAGAACTTAATACTAATAATTACTTGTCTCAAGGATACTCTGTTGGTTATCAGTTAATTAATAATGGAGTTAAATTTACTGTTTTAGAAGATAAAACAATACGAGCAGAGATTGAAAATGCTGATAATCGAAACGATAACGCTGTATTTAATATAACAACAAGTGCGTTTAGTTTACCAGAATTAGGAAACGGAGAAAGTTACTTTTTAAAAGGATGCAATTTTGGCAAACCATTGACTAATAGTAATGATCAAGCTTATATTAAGCTTTATAATAGTAATGGGGAAGTTGATGCTTATAATGGTGCAATCTTAATAAATGGTAATTCTTGAGATGGCGCTCAAATAGTTATAGAAAATGGCGCAGATATTGGTGAGTATATAATTTTTTCCCCAGCAATTGTTAGAGCTACTAGTATAGAAAATGCAAATGAAATTTCTTATGATGCATATGATGATAATTATAAAATTGATATAGTGCATAAGAAAATTGATAAAAATAACATAGAAAATCCTGTTACAGATGTTGGCGTAATTTATGTTCCGACTATTGATGACTATGGACATGTAACAGAATTATCTAAGAGAGACCCGTTACCAAATTATTATTCAAAGATTTTATTACAAAAGGCTGATGAAGCAAATGCGCAGGCTGAAATAAGTCTAAATCCGAATTTAATAGGAGAAGATTTAGATTTAACTGAAATTGAAGGCTTAACTTTCATAAAAGAAGATAATACAATTAAATTTAAGCCTATCGTTAATTTAAATAAGGAAAAAATTGAATGAATTAATAATACTACAGTTGTTCCTATTACTGGAGAAGGAAATCAAACAGTTACTGAACGTCTTGTTAATCCTCAAGATTGAAATGATTTTACAATTATAAATAATTTAGCATATAATAAAACCAATGATTTAGTGTGTACGTATAGAACAATTCCATACCCTATTACTGGATTTGCTGTAAATCCTAGACCGACAAGAAGTAATGGAGAAGTTATAAATTTTGATTGAGATTTAGATACTGATATTTTAACGCCTAGTAGTGATGGAAGTCTTTTTTATCCAGCATTAAGAGATGAAAAAATAGACGAAAATAACCAAGAATATCCAGAAAAAGTTTTGACTTTTGCCCCTGCTGATGACATTATTAAAGTAGGTGTGTATGAAGATACTACAAATAGTAAATATAAAAATACAGGAAGTATTTTAATTGGCCATGGGAGACCAGAAGGACTAAAAGGTTTTTTCAATAAAGACTCTCAAAATTTATTAGTTGGTGAAATTAATAATTTATTTTATCGTCAAACTAGTAGAATTCCTGAATTAGTTGAAGGAACTTCTGGAAATGATAGTCAAGAAATTCCTAAATGGAGAACAAATATTAATGATTTTTTTACTACATATCCAAAAATTACAGAAAAAATCAATTTAACAAAGGCGGATGATGCAGAAAATGGAGTTTTCTCCACATTGTCTTTAAAAGTGGATAAATCTGGCCATATTGTTGGCTTGCAAGAAATAAATGTAAAGTTAATATTTAATAATATCTTAAATAATTTTATGGCTCCTAAGGCAATTTCTCCATTTGTTACTAAATATTTTCATAATGAACCTGTTGCAGAAGATGGCTATGGTTATGGCGCATATTGTATTGGAGATAGAATATATTTAAATGAAAATGAATCAATTTATAATTATTTATATATAGGAATTAGATCTGGAGTAAATAATGCCTCTCCAGGTGGCTCAGGTATTAAAATGGATTATTTCCCATCTAGCCAAGTTGTTACTCAACATCCAATTCAAATCATGTGTTACTGTAGTGCTGCGACATATATGATTAGTCTTAAATGGTTTAAGGAAGAAGAAAGTGGAGCGGAATATTTTGAAGTCGTTGGAAATACAAGTTTTTATGTCAGTGGAAATTTAAGAAAAGTTAATAATGATGGCTCTGTAAGTAATACTTTTGATGGAGAATTTATGGCTGCTCAAGGTGTAAGAGAATATGCCGATGATTCATCATCAAATACTACAAAAGAAAGCACCTTTGGTTCTCCAGTTCATACTCCATATGCAGTAGTTAGCGCAGATCAAGATATGCACGGTAATAAAAAATCTTGGTTAAAAGAATCTACTGCTTGATTAAAGAGATACGCGACAGGATCAGCTAACTTAGATAAAGATATTGAGGTGCATTCCCCTTATGATACAAGTGATCAGTATTGAAACGCAGCACATTTCTTAAGAGTAGCGAACAAACCTGGATTTGTTGGAGTTAGACGAATTTTTGGAATTGGTAATCTATCTGCGTTATCAGACTCAGATGCTATAAAGCCAGATGTTATTGATGAAGAAGCTATGAATCAAGATATTTCTCAGCAAGAATCTAATTATTATGATGGTGGTAATAATGACAATTCAGGAGAATAATTATGAAAACACATGTTTATTATCTTAGCGGCAATTACGATTCGCCTTATGATGATAATCAAACTGGATATGGAAGGAATCTTGGAGATTGTTCTGTAATAGAACTCCAAGATTCTTTCTCTTCTATAATTGGTATTGTTGATTTTGGAAGACAGTTAAATTCTCTTTCTAATTTTATAAAAGAAAAGAATATTAAACATATTGATTTTTGCATAATAAGTCATTATCATGGAGATCATATTGGCGGAGAAATGAGTTTTTTATTAAACTACATAAAAGTTAATGAAAAATTATTTAAAGATTGTGTATTCTATCTTCCACATGGAGAAATTGAATGAAATAAATTTACTAATAATCTTTATTCTCAAAAATATCAAGAAGATTCAGAAAAAATTTCAAATTTTCTAAAAGATAAAATTGTTTATCCAACAGAGGGTCAAAAAATTGATTTAACCTCAAATGCTTATTTAACTTTCTATAATTTAGATCAAGCTAAATTTAATGAATACTATAATGTTGATTATGCGGGAGACGTTTTGCCCACATCAAGCATAGAACCTCATACTTCATATAATAATTTTAGTTTGGTTACAGTTTTAACAAGCAATGGGTACAATTATTTATTTAGTGGCGATATTGAAAAGAAAGCGCAAGAATTGATTGCTGATCAATTGCCTAAAATTGACGTTTATAAAGTTGAACATCATGGATTAAATTTCGCCACAAGCAAAAGATATCTTGAAAAGCTATCGCCGCAAGCAACAATAATACAAGCCTATCAGCGAGCATATGGTAACGTTCCAATTAGAATTTCTTCTTTTGGAGTTACCAGTGTTTACAACAAAGGCTCTACAGTATATGAGACAATCAAATCTGGCAGGGTGCATGTATGAAATGATGAAGATGGTTTGCATCATGAATGCGCTACTGGTCAAACTTTAGAGTTAAATGAAACAAACCAGACATTGTATTATAATAATTTAATTCCAGAAAATTCTGATTTAGATTTGTTCTTAAAACCTGGGAATTATTATGCTCCAAGTGCACAATATGCTAAAACTATAAAGAATATTCCAATAGAAAATTCTTTTAATCTAACCGTAATTAAGGGTTCTGGTTCAAGTGAAAATGGAATTATTCAAAAATTTGAGCCAATTTTTACTGAATCTCCAAGAAAATACAAACGTATGTATCAAGGTGCGGCAAAAGGTTGAACACCTTGGAGGCTAGAAAATAGTTTTATTTCATATATTAATACAGATATTCAATCTTTTAAAGATCGCAGTACTGATATAAAAGGTGGATATCAACAAGTAGGAAATCTTGTTTATGTCAATATTAGTTTTACTAACCTGATAAGTGTTCCGGTAAATGATTATTTCACTTTCATCACTGGACTACCTCCCGCAAAAGATACAGAGTTTTTAACCGGAATTAGATTAAAAGATAAAAAACGTTATTCTATTGCGGCATGAGTAACACCTAATGGGTCTATATGCATTCAAGACGGTTGAGCAAAAATAGACATTGGGCAAAATATACAAATTTCTGGAACATATTTAGCAAAATAAAGAAAGGAGGGGTTTATGGCAATAGTAAGTTATGTAAAATATACGAGATGCTCGCAAGATTTTTACGATACATTAGAAAAAAAAGATAAGGATACTCTATATTTTGTTTATACTGACATAAATGCTCCTTTTGGAAAACTTTATTTAGGGAATAAATTAATTTCAACTTCTAAAAAAGATGAAAAATTTTCTCTTGCTGATGTAGATGATGTCTTTTTAAAAAAGCCGTTTAAGGATGGGCAGTTTTTTGTTTATGATGAAGTTGAGCAAAAATGGACTAATCAAACTATCGCAGATGCATTTGAAATTGAACCAATGGTTGGCGCAACAGAAGATACAGATGGTTTATCTGGATTGGTTCCAGTCCCATTAGCGGGAGAAAATAATAAATTTTTACGGGGTGATGGAACTTGAGTTTCAATTGATACTCAATTACCAATTATAAATAGTGCCGCAATTGCAAGCTTGAATAAAACTATTGGTACATTCACTCCTGTTCCTTCTAAATATCTCAATATTGGTTCTGCAATTTCGTATTTGGATACTAATTTTGAAGATTTAGATAATAGAACGAAATGGCATAACATTTAAGAAAGGGAGTGAAAAGCAATATGGCAGATAATTTTAATAATATAAAATTTAAACGAGGTACTTTTGCGGCGCTACAAAGTTTAAACACTGCTGCTAATAGAAGTCAAATTGAAGAGGGGTGTTTCTATCTTACTATTGAAGAAGGTACTAATGCTCCTGAATCAACTCGTTTGTTTATTGGTAGAAATATTAATGGTACTAAAGCAGTTGTTCCAGTTAATCAAGGAATTATTCAAATTGATGATGTTTCTGATTTAACTCATAAAACACAGCCAGGTGATTTTGCATATATTAAAAATGGTAATATTTTATGCGTTAATAGTAATGGTCAGTGGGTTCAAATTAACCAAGTTGCAGATAATTTCTTAGATAGTTTATCAACTTCAATCGCTACAAGTAATAATACTGCAACTATTACAACTACTGGCGCAATGCAAGGCGGAGAATCTGATAGGACAACTTCATTTAGTATTAAAGGAGGAGATAACATTACAGTTACTTCTTCTGGTACAACTTTAACAATTGAAGGTAATGCGCAGTCTACTCTAAGTTCAGATGCTGTTGCATCTAATAAAACAAATATTGAATTAGATAATGGAACTGGTGGATCTGTTGAAATTGCTGGTGGAACTAACGTTACGTTAAGTGGAGCCGCAAATAAAATTTCTATTGCATCAAAAGACACCCATGTTAGTAGTGCAACGGTGGCAGCGCAAGCGCAAGGCTATAAATTAACAATTAATGAAACTGAAAATGCAACTGCAAAAGAAGCTACTTTTGATCCATTAATTAGTTATATTTCCGCAATAAATAATGGTACTGATACAAAAACTTCTGTTCATTTTGTAAATGGTACGGCAGAATTACCAATTTATTCTAGAGAAATTATTGACCAAAAGCTAAGAGGCGTTAATGCGGTTGTCTATCAGGGAGTAATTCCAGCTGGAGGTATTTCTAATATTGAAGAAGCTGCGGTTGGTGACACTTATATGGCAAATTCTAGCTTCACTTTACCGGCAGCTAATTCTACTACAGGATCTACAGTTAATGTTGTTAGTGGAGATTTATTAATCGCTAATGGCACAGAAGATCCTGACACTGGACTAATTACTGATCCAATTACTTTTGATGTAGTTCCTTCTGGTAATGACCATGATACGACTTATAGTTTTGAAAATAACAGTAGCCATGGCGTTAATTTACACCCAGACCAAGGGTCCAATAGTGGTACATTTAAATTATCAGCAGGTTCAAGTGGACTAATTACTTTAACAGATACTTGAACAGCAAGTTCTAAAACGAAAGATGTTGCGATTGAGCATGCTACAGTAACAAGAACAGATCCAACAAAGATCACAGAAACTCAATCAGATCAAGGGTCTAAAACAATTACTTCTGTAAAATCTGTTACAACTAACGCTACTGGTCACGTTACAGCAGTACAATTACAAGATATTACTGTTGTTGATACAAATGCAACTGTTAAAGAGATGACTACAAGTGCGGCAACAGCTAGTAATGTAGCTACAGTAACAACAGGAGTTGAATTATCTCATAGTGGTGCTGCTAGTGGTGCAGCAGCTGATAAGAAAACAACAACTTTTAGTTTAACTTCGGATAATTTAGCAGTAAGTAATAGCGGAACTACTGTAAAAATGAATTATACTTGAGGGACATTCTAAAAGGTCAAAATTAAGTAATATTTAATAATAATTTTTTATTCTTTTTGAAGAATAAGCTATAAGGGAGAAGAATATTTTTATTCTTCTCCCTTTCTTTTTTTGGAGTAAAGGAGATATTTTTTATGGGATATTGGACATGACATAAATCTGCTACTAAAAAAATTGTTGATGCTCATAGACATGATTTTGATAGTAGAACAGTAAAAGATTTCATGAATAAGTTTGACGGTGGATATATTGGTTATGTTAAATCTTTAGGTGGGGTTTTTACAAAATATGCTGAATGAAATTATCCTACTCGCAATAAGAAAATAGTTTCAAAATTGCAATTTACAGAAATTTGTGAATATGTATGAGGCCTTTATGATATATGAGGGGTTGATTATTCAAATGGATCTAATCAAGGATTTGATTACAACCAATATAAGGGAGAAGGCCCTTTTTATACATATGCGGATGATGCTCGTTATGCAAGAAATTATGCAATAAAACAGCATTATACTCATGAAGTGCCTGGTATTGATAAAATGCTAGATCCTAAAAATGGTTATTATGCTATTACAAATTGTTCGCAAGGAGTTTTACAAGTTTTTAAAAAAGCAGGATTGGTTGAAGAGGATATTTCAGATCCAGCAGAATATCCAGATATGTGATTAAGTCGTGGATATAAATTTAAAGAAATTACTAATTCAAATCAACTTCAAGTGGGTGATGTATTAATATATGGTAGCGGGTCTATTGGAAATAAATATAACATAAGAGGATGGCCAGAGAATTTTTTCCATACTAATATTGTAGGAGAAGTGCAGAAAGATGGAAGCGTTTGTTGTTATGACTCTGGACATGGTTATACTCACTACTATAACGGAAGATGTAGGCATATTTTTAAACTTGGAGAATTGCCATATGATGCATCTGATTGAGTCGCATTGCGTTATGACTTAACTAAAAATTTAAAAGATGGTAATTATGAATGAAAATTAGTTGATGGCAAATGGCACTGCTGAGAACTCTTAGAAAATAATGGAAAGAGAGAATTAAAAGATGAATGAGGAGAAATCCCTTGATCTAATGATGTATATTGATTTAAATTTAACGAAAAAGGTGAAATGCTAACTGGATGACAAAAACTAAAATGGTCTGGAGGCACAAGCTGATTCCATTTTTCTTCTAATGGCACAATGGATACGGGATGACAATATTTAAACAAAAAATGATATTATTTAGATCCAGAAAATGGTAATATGTATGAAAATGGGTTAAAGAAAATAAAAGGAAAATGATATTGTTTTGATGCTAATGGAGTAATGCAAACAGGAACTTTAACAAGAAAAGTTACATTAAGCGCCAGTGGGCAGCTTGCTGGGTAAAGTTATTAAAAGTATTTATCGCACTTCTTAATAATAGTGGACCTGAAAGAGGCCCAAGATGATAGTGTTTACTATTACTTGTTTGAAAGGAGAAAAAGAATGTATAATAATATTTATAATCCCTATCAACCTTATGCAAATGGCACTCCAGTGGGAAATGCATCATTTATGAATCAACGGCAAGAAATTGTTAGAGTTAATGGTAAGAATGGAGCAGATGCATACCAAATGGCGCCTAATAGTAGTATACTACTTTTGGATGAAACGGCTCCTATAATTTGATTAAAAACAACAGATGGAGCGTCATATCCGACGATAACAGGATACTCAATAACCCCCATTGAAACTAAAATCGCTTCTCCAGTGGAGGATAAGCATTACGCAGAATTGGAAAACAGAATTGCGAAATTAGAGGAGGTTATTAAAAATGAAAAATCCGATGTTAGAACAATTAAGCAGATTGCCAAGTAATAATGTAAACAATAATTTATTAACAATGTTGCAAAATTCTAGCAACCCTCAGCAATTTATTCAAAATATGATTGCGCAAAACCCTCAGATTAACACATTAGTGCAACAGTATGGGGGAGGGGATCCTAAAGCAGCATTTTATGAATATGCTAGAAGAAATGGAAAAGATCCTAATTTAATACTAAATATGCTGAAAAAATATATGTAAATTTTTCTTTTTTCAACAAGTTTTAGTAGACACATAATTAGGAGGAATAATATGGAAAACGGAAGTTTAAGTGCTAGTGATGTTGCTTTATTAAGTGGAAGAGACGGTTATGGAGATATGTTTGGAGGAAACTCTATGATGTGGATTTTTGCTTTGCTCATTTTAGCTGGCGGTGGATTTAATGGCTGAGGTGGCAATGGTTTTGCTAATGCAATTGGTTATGAAAATCTTGCAACTCAAGCTCAAGTTGACCGTGGTTTTGATACTCAGAACATGATAGCAAATCAAAGAGAGACTCTCGCTGCAGTAAACCAGACATTCCATGATAGTTTAGCAGCAAATCAAGCTCTTTACAATGAAGCTTCTAGAGACATTGCCGCATTGAGTGTTGGCCAGGCCAATTTACTCGCAAAACAAAATGAATGTTGTTGTGCAACTCTTCGTGCAATTGATGGAGTGAATTATAACAATGCAATGAACACAGCCGCGATTAACGAAAACACAACAGCGCAAATTCAGAAAGTTCTTGACGCCATTACTGGCAATAGAATGGCTGATATGCAGAATCAGATTAATCAGTTACAGCTTCAGCAGGCGGTTGCTGGTGTTGTAAGATATCCAGCTGCTACTACTTATACGTCTGGAGCAAATCCTTTCTGCAACTGTGGAACAACACTTTAAGAAGATTCTACAAGAAGGGGCTGTTAAAGCCCCTTTATTTTTTTAATGAAGGTTAAGGAAAATGGAGGAAATTAAAAAAATGTTAGAAGTTTATTCTAGAAATGTAAGCGCTTTAGCAAATGCGCCAATTGCTTTAAACAACGTTGCTTTATTAAAAGGCAATAGCACTCAATTACAAGGTGTCTCAACAATTCAATTAAATAAATGCGGAGTTTATGAAATTTCAGTATCAGCGGTCGCAACAGCAGAGACCGCAGGTCAAATTTCAATTCAATTAGAAAAGGATGATGTTCTCCAGCCGCAAGCGTATAGTGCAGTTACTGCTGCGGATACAACATCAGTTCATCCTCTTGGATTTACCACTTTAGTCCAAGTTACTCATAATAATAACACTAATTGTGTATGCGCAACGCCTACAAATATAGATATTATAAATACTGGAGAGGCAGCTACATTTAATAGTATAAAGGTCACAGTAATTAGAATTTAATTTGGAGGTAGATAGTATGACTGTAGAAGAAATTTTTTCAGAACTATCTGCGCATATGATAAAGGGATTAATGGTTCATGACCAAATGGCAAAATATTATTGTTTTTTAAATTTAAAGGGTTATGCTAAATGTCACACTTATCATTACCTATGTGAGAATAAAGATTATATGGAATTAAACCATTATTATCATAAGTATCATAATAAATTAATTAAAGAACAACCGGTTTCTGATCCTAAACTAATTCCAAATTCTTGATATACTTATTTAAGAATTGATATTGATGCCACTACAAAAAGAAATGCTGTAAAAACTGGCCTTGAAAAATGAGCTAGTTGAGAAAAAGATACTTTAGATTTATATTCTAAAATGTATCAAGAATTACTTTCTCTTGGAGAAATAGCTGATGCAGAATATTTGGCATGTTTAATAAAAAATGTTAATGATGAATTAGCTCACGCTAATACAGAATTAATTGACAAGAAAACATGTGATTTTGATATAGCTTGTATTTTAGGTGATCAAGAAGAGAAATGTAGAAAATATTGTGAAAAAATAAAAAAAGTTTGGAGGTAAATTTATGAGCTTAAATGGGATTGATATTAGTAATTGACAAAGTGGTATAAATCTATCATCGCTAAAGACTGATTTCATTATTGTTAAATCTTCTGAAGGCATTAACTGAACTGATCCAAGCTTTAGTAAATTATATCGAGCAGCCAAATTAACAGGAAAAAGATTGGGTGTTTATCATTTTGCTAGACCTACAGCTAATAATGATCCCGTTGTAGAAGCTGATAGTTTCCTTAATATTATAAGCAAAGAAGATGTTGTTGGTCGTGCTCTTTTGGTTTTAGACTGAGAAGCAGAAAATAAACATAATACATCATGAGCAAAAAAATGGCTAGATCGAGTTTATGCTAAAACTGGAGTTAAACCACTTATTTATATGAGTGAATCAGTAGCGAATGCTTATGATTGATCTGCTGTCGCTAATAGCGGATATGAGTTATGAGTTGCTAGATATAGAGATTATACTCCTGACTATGATTTTGACATGTCTAATGCCGGGGCAAAGCCATCTGTAAAGTATTGAAAAACATATAAAATGTGGCAATGGACCAGTAGCGGAAGATTAGTTGGATACAGCGGAAATCTTGATTGTAATCTTTTTTATGGCACTAGAGAAGATTGAGATAAATTAGTTGGAAAAACTAGTAAAACAGAAGGCTGAAAAAAAGAATCTGGTTATTGATATTATTATAAAAATGGAGTAAAAGTTTATGGTTGGCAACAATTAAAATGGAGTAAAGGAACAAATTGATTCTATTTTAATGAAACTGGGAAAATGGTCTTAGGTTGGCAGCAGTTGAAATGAGGTAAGGGAACTGATTGATTCTATTTTGATAATAATGGAGCTATGGTTACTGGATGACAGCGTTTGCCATGGAAAAATGTTTATGGCTGATATTTTTTCAATAAAGCAACTGGCGCAATGATGAAAAACACTACATTAAAAGGCACTTTAACTGTAGATGCAGATGGTGCTGTTAAAACTATCTCATAATGGAGGTAATATTATATGGATGGATTTTTTACTTTAATTGCAATGGGGATGTTTATTGAAGGAATTATTTCTTACAGTAAAACAATTTATGAAGATAGATCTATTCAATGACAAATAATAGCTGCTTTATGTATTAGTATGCTTTTTTGTTATGATACTGATTTAAATTTCTTCGCTATGATAGGATTAACTGAAAAATTTCCTCTAATTGGAATTGTTGCAACTTCAATTGCAATTTCTAGAGGATCAAATTATATGTTTGAATTTTATAATCAATTATTTACTGGAAGAAAAATGATGGAAGCATCTTCTCATGTAGTTACAGAACCAGGAGAATAATTTTATATTATTCTCCTTTTTTTTGTTGATTTTCTAGAAAATTTTTTGTATAATAATAATCGTAAGGAGAAAGGATTATGGAGTTACGAGTAAATGATTATAATGAATTAAAAAAGGTAGAGAACTTCTTGTTTAGATTTATATATCCAGAATCTTTTACCTTACAAATTATAGTTCAAGATCCACGCCAAATAGATTTTTTGGAAAATGGAAAACCTACTTGGATGACAACAGAGCGTTTTAATTATAGAACTGTTTATAATGATTTAGCTCAGGGTCTTGTTTTAGAAACTTTTTAGGAGGATTTTTTAATATGATGTTTGATTTAGATTCTTTTTTTGATTGGGATAAACCCGCTTACAGTTTTAGCCGTCCAGTACATGATATGAAACCATATAGTATCAAGACTCTTAGTGATAGAGTTGTGTTAGTACACAATATCGTTGGAGTTAAGGAGGATGATATTAAAGTTGATGTTGTACATGAAACAGATGGTAGGGATAGATTAGTAATTGAAGGCGTTACTCATAATGACGTTTTAAATTATGATTATAAAGTAAGTTCTAAGTTTGATATTAAAGCTGACATGTTTAAATCTGTTACTTATGAAGTTAAAGATGGATTGCTTTATATTAATCTTTATAAAAAAGAGCCAGAAGTAACTAAATTAACAGTTACTAAAGCATAGAGAACTATTAGAAGTTCTCTACTATTATTATAGGGGAGTCAGTCAATGGTAGGCCCGCGGTCTTCAACCGCGCAAGCTTGCGCAAATTGGTGCCTTATAATAGGAATATTATAAGTGAAGGTGATGATATCGGTAAACCCTAAACGAAAGCATGGGAATACCGAGGGAACGAAAGGCCCGTAGAGAGTAGATAATCACCCGGACAGAACGCCCGAAGATGTACTCCAGACCACAAACAGTAATGGCGATGAAAATCGTAGTGGTAAGCAACACCGCTGATGGAGGTTCGAATCCTCTCTCCCCTGGACCCAGTATAAATACGACCTCCACGCCGGTCTGGGTTGGGTAACGCTAACAGTATTTAAAAAGGAGATGGCCATGCAAAATAATTTATTACAAGAAATTTTCTTTACTTGTTTACTTCCTTTAATTGGAATTTTATGCACTTATGGAATTTCTTTTCTCAGAAAGAAAACTTCTGAAATTCAAACACAAGTTGATAGTGAAACTTTTACAAAGTATAGCAATATGTTAATTGATATTATTGAAACTTGTGTTATTACAACTAACCAAACGTATGTAGATGCCTTAAAGAGACAAAGTGGTTTTGGGGAAGAGGAACAAAAAATTGCTTTTCAGAAAACCTATGAAGCAGTACGCTCTTTAATGACAGTAGAAATGGGCGAAGTCCTTTCCGAAGTGTATAAAGATTTAGATTTCTATATTAAACAGAAAATTGAAGAAACTGTTAATATAGCAAAAATTACTCAAAATCAAGAATAAAAAAAAAGAGGATAATCAGTTATTGATTATCCTCTTTTTATTTTTCTCTTTTAACTTGATCAGTATAATTAAAGATGGTATGAGCTTCTTTATCTAATTCTTCATGTTCATCAGCTACTATAGGTAACTCTACTGCTCTTTTATAATATAAATCTCCTTGACTGTTGCCGCCTAAAGATTTATAAATTTTATATCATTCAGTTAATCTGTCAAATTGGTATTGAGTCATTTGTTTATTGTTTAGATATTCTTTACAGGTATCAATTAATAAGTATCTGTAAAAAATAACATCTTGTTCTTTTAAAAGATTAAATTCTTTTTGAACATCAGTTAAGCGGTTAACTGCATCTCAATACATTTTTTGTCAATAATCATAAGTTGTTTTTTCTTTTTCTTGAAATTTAGCCATATTATTAAGTAACTCTTCTTTTAATGCTTTGTTTGACTCCTTTACTATTTTTTCGATTTCATTTTTTAAAACTTGCTCTTCAAATTTTTTAGCTTTATCAACTTTATCATTAGTACTATTTTTAATTCAATCTAAAATTACTTTTACTAAAAATCCACCAGCTGCGACTAAAATATACTGTAAGACCCCATCAGCTGTAATTTGCATAGTTTTAACCCCTCCTTTTTATCTTTATAAATAAAAAAGGTGCTTAGCACCTTTATTTAATTAGACCAATCGAAACCTTTTTCTTTGATATTTGCGGCGGTCGCTATAACCGATCGGTCAAGCGAGCTCGCGCAAGTTCCTATACAGATACTGTCACATTCATCTTGAGTGGCTTTTACATTATACTTCTGGAGAACAAATTCTTGCGCGTTACGTTTTTGCTCTGGCCTTGTTCTACCTTTAATTTGTAATTTAGACTTTCAAGTTGAAGAAGGTATAACCTCATAATTTTTATTAAGTTCTACGGCAGTCATAAGAACTACACCGTAAACATTTGCTAATACTTTAAAGGTTTTTACATTGTTTCCAACAGACGACTGCAATTGTATATCTTCAAAGGCAATTGTGTCTATATTTCACTCTTGGACTTTATTTTTTATAAAATTATGTATTTTAACTAAACGCTCTCCAATATCATCTTGATTTGTGGCGAGATGACCTCAATCTTTTAACTCTCCATCAATGAAAATACTTCATCCAGATACTCTACTCGCTTGGTCTAGGGCTAAAATATTACTCATTTATTAAATCTAATAGACCTTCATCATATAGGTAATCTTCAAAATCATCCCAAAGATCAAGTCTCTCTTTAAAGCCTATTGGCTCACAATAAGTGTCTAAAAAATCTAAAATAGTTTTAAAATCATTGTCTTTGCCAATGTTATATTTTGTTGCTAAATTCATTAATGAATTTTGAATATAAATATAGTCTTGATCTTGTTTTGTTAGAATACCATGACTCCAGTCATTTTTATTATGCTTGAGACGTTGAACCAAAGCCTCCTGTGCGGGCGTTAGTTGCTTCGTCTCCTTCAACTTTTTCATATTTCTTAATAATGCCCTGACCGATTTTATCACCTTTATTAATAATAATATCAACTGGTGATAAATTAATTACTTGGAAGAAAATTTCACCTTCATTATCTGGATTATTGTAATAATCGCCATCAATTATCCCAACTCCATTAGCAAGAATAATCCAATTATTTAGAGGTGTTGAACTACGGACTGAAAGTTCAAGATAATAGCCATCATCTAGTTTACATTTAATTCCAGTTGGAATTAAAGTAGGCTGTAATTTCATTGATTTTGTAATTTGTTTAAGATCATTAATTTGGTATGGAATTTTATTTGCAGTATAATCAGAAAGGGTGTTCATTATATTTTTATAAGCTGGAATTATTACTGTTTTAGCTGCTTCAAAATCATAACCTGCGCTTTTGGCAGTAGCGCGGACAGGGAGTGAAATTTTGTTATCATTATTTTCAGTTATATATTTATTTACTATTTCAAATTTACTCATTTGCATTCTCCTTAAATATCATAATCTACATCGTATCCGACTTTTATATGCTGACTAGGTTCTTTAATATCGTTGAAAAATTTAGTTAAAGTTACTTTGTAATATGCGTCTATTACTTCGCCTTTGGATTTTCTTTCTTTGTATTCAGAACTGTATTTACCAAGTTCAAACATAGAAGAGTTCTTAGCTTCTTCAATTAAAGTTTTTGCTTCATCATCTGTATCTACGCGATAAGTTTCTACTGTACTAACTAAAAATTTGCTCATTTACTTTACCTCAACTTTTATTTTTTTATTATATCTTGAAATAGCTTCTTTTTCAATTCTGTTTTTAACTGGTAACGTATAGTAATTAGACCCAGTTAAAATTACATTATCTATATTATGTTTTGCGCACATTGTTACAATAAAATGGTCTAATGACTCTATTGGTACTTGGCCAATTTGGTTTGTATTGTCATTAATATATACTTTTTGATTAAGATCAAAAAGATTAATATTACAATAAATTATTGACATTTTATAATTCCTCCTTGAAAATCAAATAAATAATAAACATAAGAATTATCTTTTTCTGTCACCCAAATTTCAATACCACCGTCGACTTCATCAATATCTTTTAGCGTCCCAAGGTTTTGCATGCAATCAATAACTTCATCTTCAAGTTTTGAATAATTAAAATCAGTTCCAGTGTCAAATCCTGTAATAAAAAGAGTATAATATTTCTTCTCATTATTTAGTAGCATAAAATATTTTGAATTTTGATTTAAGATGAAATTAGCAATTTTTTCTTTTGCCGCATTTAAATTTATTTCATCCATTTCTGGAGCG